CTGACATAACTCTCCTTTACACCTTAAGAGTAGTTTACAAATGATTTCTTCATGTGTTTTGTTAATAAATTGGAATATCTCTCAATTGTATAATTAATAGACGAATCATCAAACTTAGTATAACTAAAATCAAGGATTGTTTCAGACTTAATTAAATTGCTATTAATTCCACTTTCGGTTTTTGAATTAACATAACTTAACAAATCATTACTGATATAACAAACAACGCTAACCAAATCTGAAGGCATATTACCAACACTAACTAATCCAGTATTTGTGTTATTATCTACTGCAACTTCATAACCAGCATTATATTTAATAAAACAATTATCTACTGCACTATTTAATTCTATCATGTTTTCTACAATTTTAACTGCTTTTAAATCTGTTGGTAATGGTAAATATAAATCAGGTTCATATCCAAACTCCTGTGGAAATATTTGTGAACTTGGATAATTTACATATTTTGCATCAATTGTAGTAGTATAAACATTACTAGCATCTATATTGGTTTTAAGTGCAGATAATGTTTTACTAGTTGATAATGGTATTGTTATCTCTTGATTATCTCCATTATTATCAAAATATGTGATTGATGCCACGTTTGAACTATCAGGAAATAAACTGAAACTTGTCATTTGGACAGCAGTATTACTAACAAGTTCACCAACATATTCTGGTATACCTACTGTATAAATCCTGTTAATTGGATATTGTTCCGTATAAATAAAGTTTCTATCATTACTATACGTTTGTTTATACCATTCACTATACGTTTGTTTTGCAAATATTCTATCACAATATGTTTGAACTAAACTTGTGGAATAAATCAACATATTAGTTATATTATCTTTTTGAGCTTGAGTTATACTAGACAAATCCAATCCCATAACTTGCGAATATTGGTATAACGTTACGATTGGTATTATTGTATTATCTGTTATCATTCTATTCTCCTTTTTTAGAAATTTTATTTAAACTACCTATAATCATTTTTGTCATAGGTAGTTTTTATTTACTATTTGATATTTACAGATAATTAAACTCCAGAACTTGAGCTACTAGAACTCATTGAATAATCCTCTGAACTTGAGCTACTAGAACTAGAAGAACTACTAGAACTAGACTGTTGAGCTTCCGCCAAACTATTAACAACAAAGAAACCATATGTTAATTCGTCATCAAGCACTGTATTCTCAGCATAAGTATCTCCACAAATTCTCATACTTAAACGATATTCCGTTTCATCAAAATCAAACCTAAACTCTTCAGATTTATCAAATTTTGGTTCAATCATACCAATTGAGTATCTTGTAAAGTCACCTAACAAAATATTATAAGGAGTATCAATCATCTGTGGAACAACTACCATCTCATATCCAAATAACCAGTACCTTCCATCCTCAAATTGAAGTGCATTGGGAGTTGTAAAATCAGTAGAAGTAATTCCTGTGAAAACCTCCTTGTTAACATACCATTTCGCATTATCTTGAGCAAGTGGATGTAATGCTGATACGAATACCTTTAATTCTGCTTCGGTTGGAACATCGCCAGCAACAGAAACAGCAATCGTAGAATCAGCTCCAATAGTCATAACACCTTTTACCTTGTTAGTTCCCATTAACATTTCTTTTTCAATCTTATATAACATTGATTCACTAGCATCTTGCAAAAATACTTCACCAAAATTACCTAAATCAGCATCTAATTCGTTAGTTACTGGCACTCTCGTTACTAGTTTGCCAAGCTGAAGGTTTTTACCGTTGAATTTGATCTTGCTTATAACACTATCATCTGCCTCATCTACCCAATACGTTCTAATTGTAGAAGCTGGTTCATTTTGTAATGTATTAATAGTTGATCTAATTTTAACTGATGGACCTCTTGATACTTTAACTTTCTTAGCCATATCAAAAATACCAATACCTTTATATTCTAATTGATTAAAAATGGCATCAGAAATAATAGGTCCGACTGCATTACCTCCATCTACATTTACTGCTTCATTGTTTCCGCTTGCCGCTTTTAATTTTAAATCTCTAAGATATCTACCAACATCAACACAACTTTTCTTATCTATTTTCATTTGTATTCCTTTATTACTTTTCTGTTAATAATGCTTCCTCTGTGTATTACCTTCACAGCCTTATCTTTTATATTCAATTTATGTAGGTTTTTATCCTTTATATAAAAAAAGATAATAGAAACTATATATTAACCAAATTAAATCAGGAAATGTTAATATAATATTTTAGCTTTTCATTTAACTATACCAATAATTAAACTATCTATTATCTATTAATATTATACTTAATGTGATAATAAAAGAAAATCCCTTCAGACTTTTACATCTGAAGGGATTTAATACTTTCAATAACTAGCTTACGCCTTTTCGGAGAAAGCTGCGATGCTCAACGAGTCACCTGTCGCACGTTTCTTTGCAACTAATGCTCCAGCGCCACGTGAAGTGATTTTGAACACAATCTCGTCATTAGCGAAATTAACATGTTCAGAAACTTGCAATCTGTCGCCCAAAGGAGCTTCAATGACTACATACTGCGAAAGATTACCAAAGAATATATCGTTAGCCGCAAGTGAAGGAATAATATTAACCTTTTTGCCCAAAAGCATCATTGCAGAAGCGTTGATGTTTTGCATTGCTACGTTCTTTTCTGTGGAATGTGCTCCAACAATAATAGCCCAATCAGTTTGACTCATAAACCACTCAGAACCAGCCTGAAGTTGTGGATGAACCTTACCAACCATTGTCTGCAACTCAGCAATCGTAGGAGTAGCTGTCAAAGATGTAGTAATACAATAATTAGTGTCGCCATTAACTGCTGTATATCCGCCTCCACCACCCTTAAGAATTTCGTAATCCTTTACATTCGCTAATTTACCAACTAATGCCATGCGAACATAAGAATCCATTGCAGAAGCATCCTCAAGCAACTCTGATGTCACAGGAACAACTATACTTGTTTTCGTCAAAGTAAGTGTGCGGGCATCAAAAGCGACCTTAGATACTGTGCCATACGAACCTTCAGCAGGATTGGTAGCAACAGGAACAGTAGCCTTAACTACGAAATCACTGTCAGAAACAGGGATCTTCATAGCATTTGCGTTTTTAGCCAATGTAATCTTACGGCATTTACCAAATACTTGAGATTCTGCCATAATAAGATTCTCTATTTCTCCCAAACCTGTATACACTGTAGCTCCGCCGTCTGCTGCACTACCCGTTTCCGAGTTACCAGTGATAGCCTTTTTCGCTACGTTCATAAAATATTTACCCAAACCAAATTCCATATCCTTAGTTTCCATTTTAATCTCCTTATTAACTTTTATATTAATTTCTTTATTAACTATTTCCTTAATTTCTGCTTCAATTTGTGTTATATCTGTATTATCTAAGATAGCTATTCCCTTTTGTATCAATTCATTTGCTGTTTGATCATCACAGTCAACTATAGCACCAATTTCAGCATCATTATAGGATTTCTGTAGTTTTATCTGCATTTATAATCTCCTTACTCTTATAGTTTCTAGTTTCATCTTAATTTACTCCGAGTTCCGTTTTAATGGATTATCTGTAAATATGATGATTCACTATCACTATTTCTTTTATTCTATATTTATTTTATTTTACCTTTCTTTTTTAAAATAGCTTCTTTTTTAAGTATTTCAACTGGTCTACTTAATACTTTCCAATATTTAACTTCTTCTTTAACTTCTTCTTTAGCTTTATCATATTCAGCTTTTCTTTCTTTAGATATTTTACAATCTTCACATTCACAATTAGAATTATCAGGATTATGTTCAATAACTTCTGTTTCTTCTGTTTCTTCTTCCTTAATTTCTTGAGAAGGCATAACTTCTGTTGGAGGAGTTACTTCTGTAGGTGTAAAAGCTTCTTCTCCTACATCTGTTCCTGCATCTTCAATTTCTTCTACTGCAACTTCAACTTCTTTTTTAACTTCTTCTGTGCAAGGTTCTATCTCTTCAGTTTTAACTTCGGAAACAACATTAGATTCAATAACTGTTTCAACTGTTTCTCCAATAACTTCAGGAGTATTAGATTCGGTATTACCTTCCATAATTTCTTTTAAATCAATCTTATTAACCTTTGCTAATTTATTAATCATATCATTACTACAATAAGATTTAGCAATAACTAATGCATTTTGATTGCAACCTATGTTCACGAAACTTTCCTCTAATAACGTCCATTTTGTTATAATTTTATTAATGTTTTCAATATTTGATAATCTATGAGTATTATTTTTGATAAACTCATTAAATTGTCTAGTCCCTTTAACTAACTCTTCGGTTGCTACAAATCCTACACTAGTTGCTGATAATATACCCTCTTTAACAAGCTGATATACTTCCTTACATTTTTCAGTGGTTGCGAATTTAATTTTAGCATAAATAGAATTGTTTGCTACTTGTAATTCAGTAATTTTTCCAACAGGTAAAATACTATAATCATGAAATAAACAAACCAAAGGATTATTCATATATTCACTATAATCACAACCTTCTGGAATTAAAACTTCTCCACTTCTGTCAGTTGTAGTATCTGATAATTTAACTATAACACACATTTCATCTTTTGGATCTATTACTATTTGCTCTCCTTGTTTCCTTATTAATACACCTTTCTTATTAATTAAAGATTCAAATTTAACATGTAGTTTATCCTCAAGATATGGAACTATTTTATCAATACTAATATTATTTTTCATTTCTTCCTTATGTTTTTATATAGTTTATCTAGTTTTTTCTTACTATCTTCCAAATGTTTCCAATAATCACTTTCCCAATATTTCTTATAATCAATACGTGGTTTATCCCCTTTTCCTGCTCCACTTTTATTCTTCGTTAACTTCTTCCTCATTTTTTCCAAGTTACTCATAATTATCCCTCAATTATATCAGTATCTTCAGTTATATTAGTTACGTTAGTTTTATTCGTTTTATTATTATCAATTGGTCTATCATATTTTTCATCCCATACTTCTAAACCTCTTTCTAATCTTTTTTCATTGATTGACATAATACCCAAAGAAATATCATTAGCATCCTTTTTCATTATGCTATCTGCGTTTTCAGGTGTTGGATCGTCAAAACACATCCAAAGATTATCATCATATTTAGTTAATAAGTTTTGATTAATTACTTCCTGAAATCTTCTTAATTTTGGAAGAATTGTGAATCTATAATATTGTTCAATGGCGGTTTCTGAAGAAGCTCTATTAGCATTTTCAACACTAACAAAATTTTCATGGACACCAAAGGCATTTGTAATTGTTGTTCTTAAATATTTTTTTCCCTCTTGAAATGCTAAATCTTTTGGGTTAAATCCTAGTTCTTTAATTTCAAATTGATCATCAAGTATGGCTGTTTTACCACTATTCTTCATTCCTTTAAACACTTGATTCCATTGTTTACTTAATTTCTTTTGTTGTGTTTCTTCTAAACTTCCCTTTGTGTATCTAACAATATAATCAGGTCTACCATTATTATCAGCCATAGCTCTCTCATATATATTAATAGATTCCATTAATTGAGCTTCCTCTTTGACCGCCTCTAAACTTCCCATACCATATAAACCTGTTGGACTATTTAAGGATAATGTTACTCTTCTAAATCCTCCCGGTTGTGGTTGTTTAAAGTGTAATATTTCATCCTTTTCATATTCTCTAACATATCCACTAGCATCAATTTGTATACGATAACCAATAATATTATTATTGCTATCCAATCTTACACTAACGTATTCTGATGGCAATAATTCAATTTTACTAGGTAAACCATCATTATCTTTAATTATATACCAGAAAGCATTACCAATAAGTCCAAGATATGATTCTGTGTTTTCCATTAAAGTAAAATAATCATAAATATCAGAAACGTTGCTCATTAGGTCTAAAAATGGATGATTAACTATTTCAACAATATCTTCGGACGATCTAACTGCATAATTTTTAATATTAGCTTTAATCCATTTTTGTTCTTTTTTATCTATGGATTTCGTTTCTACCCAAGATCCTATAGATTTAGTTCCGCTTTTTTTTGTAGTAAATAGTTTAAATGGAACTGATGCAACAGCTTGTGAATTGATACGATTACAAATATAGACATAACCTTTATTCATTCCTATAAGTTCAATTGGGTTATTTCTAAGTGTTAATGGAGCTTGCACATAAGTATCAACGAACATACCTACTTGAGTTGGGATGGATTTTACTTCTATTTTTTTATTATTACCTCTTGAGAAATTAAATAAATTCATATGTTTTCTATTTTCCTTTTTTATTAATTACCTTTTAATCATCATCTCAATCTTCATCATCATTAAAAAATGGATGTGTAAGGTCTATTCCACCATTATCTTGTTCTTTTTTAATATTATTATTTCCTACATCATCTTTTCCATCTTCTATAAAATAAACTTTTGGATTGATTTTAATAGCTTTTGAATCAAAATAATAAGCTATTGCATAACGTAATCCATCCATGAAGTGGTCATTACCAGATAACGGTTTATCATTAGCTCCATAACTATATAAGTCTAATTCTTTAAAAATTCCACTACAATTATTACTAAATGATATTTTATTATTAATTAATAAATCCTTAACCCTACTTATACCCTCTAATATAGAATTATTTCCTTTTATTATATTAATTCCCTTATTTTCAACATCTAATCTTATTCCAGAGGCAGATGGATCAATTATAAAAGTTGAATTAGGATATTGTTTATATATAGATTCTATTTTTTCTATTATTTCTGTTGGAGGAGTCCCTGATTTACTATATTCACTAAAAACGTGCAAACTATCATCAATATCGTTTTTGCCTATAACTATAATTGCTGTAGGATCAACGCTATAACCAACATCAACACCAATAAAGAATTTATTATAGTTTTTTATATCTTGTTCTTTAACATGATTTTTAAAATTAAACTCTTTATAAACCTGCCCATCTGAAGAACACCATTGACCTAAAACATAGCGATTATATTCAGTTCCTTTTAATTTCAGTTGCTCGTCTATATAATCTTGAGGTAAAAACTTATTATCCAATAGTTGAGCGGTTATCATTTTTCTTGTTCCGTCATTTTCACTAATAAATCTCCTGTAAAGAAAATGATTAGGACTTCCGGGATTTGTGCATGTAAATATTTGCCTACACATTGAGCTAGTGTTTCTTATACGAGATAGCAACTCTAAATATTCTGTTTCGTCAAGTTCAACTCCCTCGTCAATAGCTACACAACTCGCATTAATAGATCTTATGCGGAGTGGGTCGTCAAATCCTAACATCTGTATAATTCCACCATTATGTATTTTTATTAAGTTCTTTGATTCACTGTATTCATAACTTCCTGGAATTAAAACTGGAGGACAATCTTTTTCACCATATAGCAAACTTCTTAATGTGGAACTTTTAATTGATGCTCCAGATTTACGTGTTAATAAGCAAAAAGAATTAGGAAAAGTTGCATGTTTATATAGTTTACAAGCGAGTGCATAGCTCTTTCCAGACCCTTTTGCTCCACAATAGCACACTTCTCTTTCGCTTGAGTTAACAAATTCTAATTGTTTTTTTAACAATTTTATTTTATGTATTTTATTTGATTCTTGAGTCATTTTAATTAATTATTTCCGTTATCTCATTAGTATCTTCGTTAACAATATAACTCACTTTTCTTAATGTTTCTAAATCAAAATTAAATCTCTTAGTATATCCTAAATCTCTAACATTAAAATAACTAACACTTTTTAACTTTAATTTTGTTTCAGGATTATTTAACTTTAACTGTTTGATATGTTCCATCCAAGATCTTCTTCCACTATTACAACATAAATGCAATAACGTTAAATTAATTATCTTTTCCATCTTCTTCCTCAAATTTAACAGTAACAATATTATCGTTTTTATTCTCACTCTTGACCGGAGCATCATAACCAAACATTTTACTAATTGTTTGTATAGCTGCTATTTTATTTTTTTCGCTATCACTTTGCATCGCTATTTTCTTTAATATCGCTATACACTCAGACTTACTAATAGTTTCTTCAATCATCTTTTTCTGCCTTTGCTCTAACGTTTCCCTCAATAACTTACCCAAACGTGTTATGACTTGTAAACTTTTTGTGGAAAAACCAGCATCTTTAAGTGCAGCACGTTGTTCCATGCCATTTAATAAATTTTGAAATAACTTTTGTTGTTTAGCATTTAACTGTCCTAAACTGTGATAACTGTCAATCCTGCTCATACGTTTAAGTTCTCCTTTATACTCAATTGTTTTAATGTTTTAAGTATATTTTGTTATTTATATCATTCTCAAAAATTAGAAAAGAACCTTGTTTTAACTCATTAATATCAAAATTTCATAATTTTGGAA